CGCAAATATCCTGTTTAACCATAATCCGAACGAGGTACGCGGCGTCCATCTTCCAGGCACCGCGCGGATCGACGGCGACCGCAAGACGCGCTCGAAGATGCAATTGACCGCCGCGACGCAAGCCGGTCGCGAGACGATCGCGCTCGTCAATTCGCGCGTATTGACGAAAACCTCGGTCGGCTATGCGATTCATCGCGTCGTTGAGGAAACGAAAAAGGGCAAGCCGCGCGAGATCGACGGGCATACCTTCGAGCGGATGGTGGAGAAGTTCGAAGGGACGCGCGACCGCGCCGGCTTCTACCGCAGCCTCGATGCCGTCGCAGGGGTATCCGACCGCGCGGTCGACGAGATGCCGACATATCGAATCTTGGATTGGGAACCGTTTGAAACATCGCTCGTTGCCGTGCCGGCGGATAGGTCCGTAGGCGTCGGCCGTAGCGCAGATGAACCAGAGGCGCGCACACCGCGGGCCAACGATGCGGCTGGCGCCGCGAACAGAGGAGCAACCATGTCAGACGAAAACAACGCCGCCGGCGCCGCTGGTGCGCAATCGCAAACGCCTCCGGCAAATGACGGCGTGAAGCTGGAGCAGCTTCGCTGCATGACGATAATGAATCTCGCTCGTCAGCACAAGATCGACGACGCAACGCGCGACAAGTGGCTCGGCGATGGCAATAGCGCCGACGAGGTCGCGCAGAAGATTCTCGAAACGATTGCCACGCGCGTCGCCGCGAGTCCGCAATCGGACGCAAAGATCGGCCTCGGCCCGAAAGAGGTTCGTCAGTATTCGCTGTGGAAGGCGCTCCGCGCGGTCGTCGACAACAATTGGAAAGAGGCGGGATTCGAGCTCGAAGCCTCGCGCGCGATTTGCCAGAAGATGAACCGCATTCCGGACGCGTCGACATTCCTCGTTCCCTTCGAGGTCCTGACGCGCAGCGTCGATCCGAGACTGCTCGGTAGCGCAAAACGCGACGTCAGCGTAGCGGCATCGGGCGGCGGCTACCTGGTCGAGACGTCGAATCTCGGGTTCATCGACATGCTGCGCAATCGCAGCGTTGCGTTCCGGATGGGCGTCCAACGCCTGACCGGCCTCGTTGGCAACGTCAACATCCCGAAGCAATCGGCGACCGCGACCGCGTACTGGTTGGCGGCGGAGACTACTCAAATTACAGAGAGCCAGCAAACCTTCATCCAAATCCCGCTGACGCCGCGAACCGCAGGCGCGTACACGGAGATCTCCCGGCTGCTGCTGCTGCAGTCGTCGCCGGATGCGGAGATGATCGTCACGCGCGACTTGGCGGCGGTCGTCGGTCTCGCCGTCGACCTGGGCGTTCTCGCCGGGACGGGCACCGCGCAACCGCAAGGGATCATCGGCACGTCTGGAGTCGGGACGGTGACTGGCACCTCGTTCGATTACGCGGACATCCTCGAATTCCAGTCCGACGTCGCAAGCGCGAACATTATGCCGGTCTCCGGCGGCTACGTTGCGACGCCGGTCGTTGCCGCGCTGGCGATGGGCCGCTCGCGTTTCGCGAACACGGACACGCCGCTCTGGCAGGGCAACCTGTGGGATGGCCAGATGGCCGGCTTCCCGGCAATGTCGTCGATGCAAATACCAACGGGCGACATGCTCTTCGGCGATTGGTCGACGGTCGTCGTCGGCGAGTGGGGCGTTCTGGAAATCGCGGTCAATCCGACGGCGAACTTCCAGGCGGGGATCATCGGCATCCGCGCGATGTACACGATGGACGTCGGCGTTCGCCATCCGGCCGCGTTCTCCTTGATGACCTCGGCGACGTAACGCCGTGGCCTTGACGCACGAGACCGCCGGCGCGCTTGTCGGCGGTTTCTCACCGGAGAAAAAGATGGCCGAACAAGGAAAGACGAAGGTAAAGGCCGTTCGCGGCTTTTACTGGCACGGCGGAAAGATCGTCAAGCCGGGAGACGAGCTGGAGATGCTTCCAGGGCACGCGCGCGAGCAGATCGCCTGCGGCAAGGTCGTTACTCTGGAAGCCGAGCCGGAGCCGGTTACGGTAGAGGACAAGGCCGTGCCCGGCGTGCCGAGCGCGGCCGTAGCGAAAGAGGCGGAGAACGTCAAGAAGCAGGACGCCGCGCGCTCTGCTTCCGATAAGGCCGTCATCAAGGACGAAGCGGACGCCGAGAAGAGGAGCAAGTCATGAGACTGCAAGGTTTGACGAGCAAGGTTCTGCTGACCGCAAAGTCGGCGGCGGCGACCGCGAATGCGACGGGTAGCTGGATCGACGTTACCGACGCGGAGGGAGATATTTCGATCGCGGTCAATACGGGAGCAATCACTGGCGCGATCGTTTGGACGGTCGAGCACGCTACGGACAGCGGCGGTACTGGCGGCGCTGCGTTTACGCCGGATGATGGCGCCTTCGGCACGGTCTCGGCCGATACTATCCAGCGCCGCACGATCAACGCGGGAAGCATTAACGGATTTATTCGCGTCGTCGGAACGATTACGACCGGGCCGGTTCTCGTTGCCGCGTCCGTTGCATACCAGCCTGACCAACCGGCAGGATCGGTCTGACCGTGGCCTTCGTCGAAGACCGCTCGGTTTTCTTTTCGGATCTGGATTCCGTCGTCGCGATTTACAACGGCGGCGGGACGGTGCGCGGGTATCTCGACCTTGCTTATATTGAGCCATTGGGCAATGCAGTCCAAGGGAGCGCGCCGGTATTCACATGCAACGCTTCCGACCTGCCGTCGATTAGGCAAAGCGACACGCTGTTTTTTGTTGTTCGTGGGGAGACCTACAAGGTTGTCGGCGTCGAACCCGACGGCACCGGCATTCTCGCTCTGCGCCTGGAGAGGCAATGAGATATGGCCTTCCACGTTCGCCGTCAGATACGCGACGCCATTGTCGGGTTGCTCGTTGGCTTGCCGTCGACGGCCGGGCGCGTCTACAAGTCGCGGGTTTACCCGCTGGAAACCCAGACCTTGCCTGGTCTGCTTATCTATTCGGAGAACGAAACGTCGTCGGCCATTACGTTCACGCCGCCGACGATTTCGGAGCGCAATTTGACGCTCCGCATCGAAGCGGTCGCCGCCTCGGTCTCTGGTTTAGACGACGAGCTCGATCAGATTTGCCAGGAGGTGGAGACCGCGCTGACCACTACCGCGCTCGAGCCGCTGGCGCGCTCGATTGTATTGACTGCGACGACCATCACGCTAGAGGGAACATCCGAACAGCCTACCGGGACGGCAGAGATGACGTTCGAGGTGATTTACCAAACTGCAGCAGGTGCGCCTGACGTGGCGCTTTGACCAACAGAAGGAGTATTGAATCATGCCAACCGTCACGAAATGGTCGAATGTGGCAATCGCAATGCAGTCTGCGCTCGCCGCCTCGAAAACGATCACGGCGATCACTCTGGCGAACCCCGGTGTCGTATCGTCAACCGCCCACGGTTATTCAAACGGGGATTACGTTCTGCTGGCTGTGCAGGGCATGTACCAGGTCGACAGCAAGGTCGTGCGCGTCGCCAGCGTGGCTACCGATACGTTCGCGCTCGAGGGCGTTGACACGACACTGTTCTCGGCCTTCTCCAGCGGCACCGCGAAGAAGATCACGTTCGGCACGAGCATCACGACGGCGCTGACGATGTCGACCTCCGGCGGGACGTACGCCTTCCTCGACACGACGACGATCCACGTCAACGCGAAGTCGCAAGTGCCGGGGCTGCCGGATGCCGCGACGTTCACCTTCGACAACATCTGGGACCCGACGGACGCCGGCCAGATCGCCATGAAAGCGGCGACGGACTCGCAATCGGCGGCGGCGTTCCGCTTTACCTTCGGCAGCGGCGGAAAGATCATGTGCTTTAACGGCTACGTCGGATTCAGCGGCATCCCCGGCGGAACGGCGCAGGACAAGGTGACGACGCAGGCGGTGATCACGCAGACCGCAGGCTCGGCTACCTTCTACGCGAGCTGATCGTGAAGGTCAACGGAAAGATCGCAGGCCGGGACGTCTTCAAGACAATCCCCCGCAAGACGGTGGACGTGGAGCTCGACGAGGTCGGGACGTTCCGCTTGCGGGAGATGTCCGGCACCGAGCGCGACCGGTTCGAGATCGCGGCGTTCAAGGAGGTGGACGGCAAGCGCACGGTCGAGCCGCTCTATCTTCGCGCGCGCCTGGTCGCGATGTGCTTAGTGGATGACGCCGGAGCGCGGGTCTACTCTGACGATCAGATAGCAGAACTCTCTGACGAGGCTCCAGCATCGGTCATTGCGAAACTGTTCGAGGCCGCGCAGAAGCTCAACGGTCTCGACGCGGCCGCGGTGGAGGCCGCAGCAAAAAACTTACAGAGCGGCCCGCCCGCCGCTTCTACTTCCGCCTAGCCCGTGAACTGGGCATGGGGGTCGCGACCATGCTCGATACCCTGCCCTCCTCGGAGATCACCGAATGGCTCGCATTCTCACAGTTGGAGCCATTCGGTGGAATCGTCGAGGATATGCGCGCGGGGTTAGCCGCCGCGACGACGGTCAACATCAACCAGGGCGAGGGCGCGAGAACCTTCTTCGGCCCCCTGGACTTCTTCCCGTGGCATCGAGAGCAGAAAGCGGCGGTGCCCATCGTTCGGCAGGAAGGCGAGTCGGAGCAGGCTTTCTTGCAGCGGCAGATCTTTGCATCGGGGTCATAGATGCCTGACGCCCCGGCAATCCGAATAACCGCGATCGACCAGGCGACGGCGGTCATTTCCGGCGTCGAGCGGTCGCTTACCGGCCTCGCCTCCGTCGCCCAATCCGCGTTCGCCGCGCTCGGCGTTGTCTTGTCGGTCGCGGGGCTGGTCGAGTTCACCAAGTCGACGGTCGATGCCGCGGCGCATCTGAACGAGCTCTCGAAGGCTACCGGATCGTCGGTCGAGAACCTCTCGCGCATCGCCAACCAGGCGCGCGTCGCCGGCGTCGATGTCGAGACGATGTCCGCTCTCCTCTACCGGATGTCGGCGGCTATGTCCGGCGTCGGGCAGGGCGGCAAGGTCGCGCAGGATGCGCTGAAGGCGCTCAGCGTCACGGCGCAAGACCCGGCGGAGG